CACTGTTAAGCATGGTTCAGCGATTGAAATATCACAACCTGTCGAGGAAAACTTTGACTGGTTTTGATTAAGTAATCAAACGCTGTGTAATCGTTGGCGTTAATGACGGTCAAATAGGTGCGAAGCCTATATCCTCTATGGGGGGAAAACATATGGAAGATTTAAAACAAAATAGATATTTATTAAAAGGAAGCAGTTATATTCTTGACCTGTATAAAGTAGACTTTATTACATGGAAAGAGAACGAAAAAGTAGAAGACACCTATTGGGCAAAATTGCACATGGGTAGTAAAGAAGCAAGGTATATTTGTGACAATAAAACAGAACTAAGAGAATTGGTTTTGGCTTGGACTAATATACAAGGCGAAGAAATAGAAGTAACAGAAGAAGAATTAGTTAAGGAATGGTGAATCAAATGGGATTAACAGATAATAAAAATACAACAGCAGTAGCGGGGGAGATGGTAAATAACGCAAGAGTTATAGCCTTTGTCGACAAATTGGAAAAACAGACAAGTGTTCGCCTTAAGCGAAACAACCGTCTGATATGCGGTATTTGGGGAGAACCTAAAACAGTTAAAAGTGGACTGGCTTTAGACTTCCCTCATAAGCAAATATATGTATTAGATTGGGATGATGGATGCGAACCTACATGGAGACAAAACCATGAATGCACAGAAAGAATTACATTATGGAATCCTGAAGTAAGAAACCAAAATGGTGAATTAGATATTCAAAAGTCGGAGGCTAATTCCGAAGACTTCGTTCTATTCGTTAAGTCAAAGATTGAACAAGGAGAAGATGTTTTGTTTGTATTTGATGGAATAGACAAATGGCTTGATTGTTGCACACTTCATGTAACTGGTTCTTCTAAGATTGGAAAGCCTCAAAAAATGAAGTTTGAATGGGGTAAGAGAAATGCACCTTTCTATTCTTTGCTTATGATGTGTAAGAATTTAAACTGCGACCAAATCTATATCACTCATTCAAAGGCTGACTACGGGGCAACTGGAGAAGTAATTGGTTCTAAACCTAATTGGCATAATTGGGGAGATTACCTACATCAAATTATTAACACTAAGCGCACACAGAAAAAGGGTAATGTTGTTTACAAGGCTACTGTAATGAGTAGTAAAACAAATACTGCTTTAGTAGGTAATACTTGGGAAACACTAGAAGTAGGTAATGGTAATGTTACTTGGAATGGTGCTTCCGAATTGCGTGAGGGATTGATTTGAGTCGAGACAAGCAAAAAAAATATTTTGCCCCAATTCCTGTAAAATATTCAAAATTAGATTGTAATAAAAAAATTGGCGCAAAAGCCCCATTCTTTTTACTTTTTAAAGAGATGAGTAGTGAGTTCACTAAACCTGTTAAGTTAAACTTACTATATAAAAAATATATGGAAAAATACAGTTCTTCTTTAGAAGAGGCCAAAAAAGTATTTTACTTGGAACAGGGTAATTATAATTTAACTAAACCTAAAAAAGAGATTATAGTAAATAGTTGTTTTTCTCTTAATAAAAAAGATTATGCCCGCTATATGGTTTTGAATCCAAATTACTATGAAAAGTATTGTTGCGGTAAAACTAAAATAGGTATGAAATGTAGGCAATATAGAACTTTAGAAAACTTTTGCCAACAACATCATCCAACTTGGATGAAAGGGGAAACTGTTCCAACAACAAATGTTTATGATAAAGTGCTAGAAACCAAGGACATTGAAAAATTAAGAAACATTTGTGTAGTAGTATATGAGCAGTATAATGGTCTTTGGTCAGATATTATTACCTTTGCTAAAAAAAGAGAAACAAATAAAGAAATCATGTTAAGAATAGATAAATTAGAACAAGAACTTAAGAAACTAAAAGAGGAAGTAGAATGAAATTTACAGCAGATAGCGCAGAATTAAAAGAAGCATTAGAAAGCGTTCAAGTTAAAGGTAAATCATTAGGTAATAGTGGATTCACTAATACTAACTTGGGGTCATATGTATATATAACCTTAACAGGAAACTCCTTAAACATTTGGAATGGTAATCCTACCTTTGTAGTTAATATCAATTTAGAAGTCGAAGGTGTAGATGATGGGACTTTAATCACTGACAGTAATACTATCTTACCTTATTTAAAAGCATTTGGTGATAATGTAGTTTTCTCAGTTGGAGACTTCATTAGTATTACTTCTGGGCAGAAGAGTGCATCAATTCCTATAATTGTTAATCATCCGAATATGGATGCAATCAACAGATTGAGTAGAATGGTTACTCATGTATCTTATCAGCCTCAACCTCAGTTATTGTTTAATTTTGGTAAGGCTAAGTTTGAGGGTGCGTTTACTTTAACGAATGCCCAATTCACCTCTTGTATTAAAACTTGTGAATTAGTTAAGAGTGGTGTTTATAAATTAGACTACAATAATAATATGCCGAAGTTTTCTACTAGGCAGAATGTTCAAAACAAATATGACGAAACACTTACTCCTGTGTTTACACTTGGAGAACCCGCTACAATTGAGTTTAGTGGGCCGTTATATTCTTTCTTTAAGAAAGACCAAATACTCAACTTTTATGTGAAAGATGAGTTCCCGCTTTTGATAGTGGCTGATGACAGGCTACTAGTAAAAGCACCTTATGTTAATGGTGAATAATAATGATAATCAGCAAAATGAATGACGGTAAAAGCATCTATAAATCTTGGAGAGAGAATGATGAAAAAAAGTATGAAATCGTTGAGCATCAGCCTTATTTCTATGTTGAAGAAGATTCAAACGAACCTGTCCACTATAAACCCTCTAAGTATATTACTAGAGACTTTGGTTTTGCTTCTGGTGATTGGGTTAATATTGATTCAGTCCCATTGAAAAAAGTATTAGTAGAGTCCTCCTATGATATTAGAGAGGCTAAAGGAATGTTTAAGAAGACCTATGAAGCAGATGTCCCTCATCACTTTAGATATTGTATAGATGAAATAGATGAAATGCCTGAATACAATATGCGAAAGTGGTATTGGGATATAGAATGGCAACAAGGCGGAGAACACCATGATAAGATTACTGTTATTGTAATGTATGATAATTATGATAAGCAATACTATCAGTGGGCTTGGTTTCCTAATTATGAAGGCGAAGAAGAATTAATCTATGATAATGAAAAGGATATGATTGAATCCTTTATGACAACTATGATTGTAAAAGACCCCGATATGCTGATAGCATGGTTTGGGCATTTTGCAGATATTCCTAAGTTAATTCAACGGGCGTGTGACCTCGGACTAAACCCCTTGATTATGTCGCCTATTGGTGCTATTAAAGGGGTTAAGAAGGTCAAGGGTGGACATGCTTTTACTAAAGGTGAAAGTGGTTTCAATGCAATAGAACAGCCCATAGGGGGTCGCATAACCCTCTCATTAGACCTTGCTTTTGAGCGACAATGGACTGATTCTCAAAGGGGAACGCTACCTTCTATGTCTTTAGATTATATATCTGAAATGGTTCTTAACAAAACTAAATTAGTAAGTGAGAAGTTTCCTGACCCAAACGAATTTTATAGAAGAGCGTGGTTAGAAGATACAGAGACTTATCTTAAGTATGCTCTTTTAGATGTTCAATTGATTGTAGAGATTGATGAATCAAACTATTGTAGTGAATCTATACTGTCACTACAAAGATTACTAAAAGCACCCTTTGATGCTTGTTTCTATGCTAGTCATATGGGTTCTATTTACTTTATGCGTAATGCTTGGTGGAAATGTAAGACTGGTAGTAAAGTGGATAAGCGAGAAGAATATGAAGGTGCTATGATTTATGACCCATTAAGTGAGAACACTAATGGATTACATCTTAATGTAGCCGCTTTTGATTTTGCGGGTCTTTATCCATCTATGATGATTTCTAGGAATATTTCTTGGGAAACTAAAAGCGTAGAGCCTACGGAGTTCGGTGTTAATATCGCAACTCCAAGAGACTTTAGCGAAGTAGATAGAAAGCACATGTTGTATTACAAAACAGATGAATTGGGCTTATTGCCCAGAGCCGTTCTAGAATTAAAAAACTTGCGAAATGAATATAAGGGTCTTATGCGAGTGGCAAGAGAAGCGGGGAACGAGGCCGACAAGAATAAATGGAATAACAATCAAATGGCAGTAAAGCGTTTAATGGCTTCATTTTACGGCATTGTTGCCTTTCAAGGCTTTGGTTGGGCAGATGTTAATTTAGCCGCTAGTATAACAGCAAGTGCAAGAGAAGCAATTAGATTGGCGGCATTTAAAGCGAAGGAGATGAAAGTATGAAATGTAAAAACCCACTAAAACATAAACCTCAATTTGAAGGTAAGCACCATTGTAAACATTGTGAGCGTGAAGCCTTTCTAGACTTAATGGAAGAAAGAAAGTGTGGTGAAAAAAATGACTAAAACTAATATGCATATGAAAAGATGGATTAGAGAAGCAATAGAAGACCACCCCGAACCATTCACGGCAAAAGAAATACGAGACAAGGTTCTTTCGAGTAGAAGAAACAGCCACTATGTAACGAATGAGTATTCTGTTGGTTGGTATCTGCGCTCAATCTGCATTAAAGAAAAAAAGAAAAACGGAAATATATATTGGAGGAAAGAGAATGAAGACTAAATATGTAACAGTAAAAGTATCTTATGATACAGACGCAACTTGGGAGATTACCTTACAAGAAGTGAAAGAAATATTTCAAATGATGAACAACTTATCAAGAAACGCAGTTATCGTTAGCACTGAACAAGGAGTGAATATAAATGATGATGGACAAGACGAATAAGTTATTAGAAGAATTGCTGGCTATGATAGCAAAGAGTAATAAGATATTGATGATGGTAAATATCATAAACATAGCAACCATTATAACAATAGTAACGGTGATATTATGAATAATAAAGATAGAATGGAAAAATTAGAAAAGAAAGTAAAAGCACTAGAATTAGAACTGGAGTCTGTTTATAGAGATAACCTGCGTCTAAGTAAGATGTATGCTGCTGTAAGAGAATTACAGGAAATGCACGATGCACCCGCTAGCACCTTTATTCATTACTTGGTGTGATTATAATGAAAGTAGTATATGGGCATACGGATTCAATCTATGTCCAGATTGATTCAGTAGAAGAAGCACAACTAAAGATTAAAGAGATTGAGTCTCATGTTAGAGAATCATTTCCTAATGTTATGGGTTTAGAAGAACACCCAGTAGTATTAGAGTTTGAAAAATACTTTGCTGCTTTAGGAGTAGGTGTAACTAAAAACAGAAACGCTGGTATGATTACTTGGGAAGATGGCGTTTGGTTAGATAAACCTAAGTTTACTATGACTGGGTTTACTGCCAAAAGAGTTAGTGAAACTAAACTAGCGAAAGAGATACAAACAACAGTTCTTAAAATGTGGGTCGAAGAGAAACCTATGGCTGAAATAAATAAATATTTAAGTGATAACTTCTCAAATGTTAGTAAGGGTGAAATACCACTTGCTTCTATTGTTAAAAGAAGTAGACTAAGACCTGCTAGATTTAATGTAAAGTGTCCAGAATGTAAATCTAAATACCATCTTAGAGAGTGCATTAAATTAGAACACTCAGTATGTAAGAAATGTGCGACTGAAACAAGTAAGTTTACAACTCTTGAAGGAAAGAAACCAACAATAGGTTCAGGAATAGCCGGAGTATTATATGCTTGGGAAAAGAAAGAGGCTCATTTCGATGACTCTTATTTGTTTATGAAAGTTAAACATGTAAATGACTTTTATACTCATCCTTTGTCTCAAGAAAGGAGAGAAGTGGACTACATATCAGCCACAACCTACGAAGATTTTGGTAGTTATACTCCCGATTGGGGTCACTATGCTCAACAAATAGTAAAGAAAGCCGAACCCATTTACAAGGCTATGGGTTGGGATATTTCGGCTATACGAACCGGAAAAATACAATTAAGCCTTGAAGAATGGTGGTGAACATAATGAATAAAGATGAAAAATATGAAGCAAGAATTAAAAGTATGGATGAATATACCTATGATTGGCAACCTGAGAACTATGATGACCCTTCAAAACCTATTTTAAAGATAACTAAATCATCATTGGGAACAATGAAATGGTGTCCTAAGAAGTATGAGTTTAATTATATTGATAGACGACCCCAAGACCAAACCGAGGCTATGCGTAAAGGAACAGTTTTACATAACAGTCGTGAAGAGTTCTTTAATGTCTTTGACTTGAAGAAGGCAGAGAACATGACTAATGACGAAGTGTTAGAATACTGCACAGGTTTAATGCCTGTTGATGATTACTTTGATATTTCTCTAACGGTAGCGTCATTTGAGGCCCAAAGATATATTGAAGCGAGAGCAGATAACAAAACTCACGAATACTTACCTATCGTTAATGAAGGTAAGTTTGATGCTGAAATAACTATTCCTAGAGGCCCACATAAAGGAGATGCTTCTCTAAATTATGAAGAATTTACATTACAAAGAGATTACAAGATTCACATTCAAGGAATCATTGACCGAATCTTTATTGAGGGTGAAGGTCTTATTCCTTTTGAGTTTAAGACAGGTGGTTGGAAAGATAACAAATCCTCAGAAATGAGACAAGAAATGGCATTCTACCAACTGTTAATTGAAAACTCCCCACTTGAAGTTTTAGAAAAGAATGGATTGACACCAGATATGAAAGTAACTCATTGGGGTTGGTATTATCCAGCCGCTAATTATGTTTTTGTTGAGAAGATAACTAAACGAGCCATGACTTCGGTAATGGCAAGAATTGTTAGACTTATATATGCCTATGAAAAGAATAACTTTACAGAAAAGTTCTATGCGCCAATGTGTAGTCAATGGTGTAGTTACTATGGTATTTGTCCTGCGGCACAAGACAGTAGTTGGTTGTGATATTATGATAGAAGAAATAAAGAAAAAAGTATTATCGAGAGATTGGACATTTAATGAAATATCCAATTTAAAAGTAACCATTGGGCATCTGTCAAATGATATTTATTCGGAGATGACCTTAATAGAAAAATTTAAATTAGTGAGGGAGGCTAAGATTAAAGAAGATTACATAGGACTTCATTTTGAAGATGCTATGAGAGAAATAGTTATGATTACCTTATCTGGTGAAGTAGCAGGAACAATTAGAGAATTACTGAATAGTGCAACAATAAGTTTTGGAGGAAATGAAAATGAAATATCCGAGGGAAGTTTGGGCGGGGAGTCACATAAAGAACGCCCCACAAATGAGAAGAAAAGTCGTCTTAGCGAGGAATGATTATGCTGACTTTGTTAATGCTCAGAACAATCGCACGAATGTATATACCACAGTATATGACTTTTCTCACTTTTCAGAGAAAGCAAAAGTAGAATCTTCCGTAATTATAGATAGAGTATTCTTAGATTTTGATGCCCATACAGATAACTTAGATAAGGCTTGGCGTGATGTAAAACAGGTGATGGAATTGATAGTAAGTAGAGATTATGAACATACTTTATTCTTCTCAGGTAGAGGATTTCATTTATTCGTATTTGGTGAAGTAGCCAATAGTATGAGAAATGTGCAAACTTTCTTTAAGGAGATTAAACAGTATTTGGTTTCTAAAGTAGGTAACAGTCACACCTTAGATGATAGGGTAGGACAAACAACAAGATTGAGAAGAGTTCCCAATACTGTTAATATGTCTTCGGCTGATAGTAACGGTAAACCTTACTATTGCATACCCTTAACAGTAGATGACCTTTCACTTAAGGTTGAAGGTATTCTTGCTTTAGCATCAAGCCCTCGCCATATC